TCCCATTTGCCCAAAAGCAATGCCCTCAATTTTATCCCAAGTTAGCTTTTCGCTTTCTTGGGCTTCGACTTTTTTTCAGTTGTACCCCCCATCATTTCAGCTAATACTTCCATACATCTTGCAATGCCTTCCATATCGCCATCCATACTATCAGCCAATTCATCTAATGATAGTACGCATTTTTGTTTAGCTGCCCTATGTCCATCTTCAATACCACAATGAATCAAAATTAAGGCATCATTTAAACTCATATTATCTCCTATGTTGTTTAATTCTGCCAATGTTGTTCCTGTTTGCATTGAGTATTTCCTAAGAGCATTAAAGCCAAATTTTATTGGATATTTCTTGCCCCCTAATTCTACAAAAGTATAGTTTTCCATTTTTTCAAGTTTTAAAAAATACCCTCACCCAAACGCAACCCACCTGAAAAAAGGATGCGAATGGGATATTGAGTATTAGGTTATTTATGCTACAGTTACCGTCAATGCTCCAGTTCCTGTGAAACTAAGAGAATAAGTAGCGGTATCTTCCGTAGGTGCTGAAACACTAAAGGCCGTGAGCCATGCAGTGCCTTCATAAAAAGTATCTCCTGTGCTTGAACCATCAGTTCCAAATCTTATAACTACTGATGCTCTTGTTCCTGAAACACCAATATAAGATTTAAGTATATCATCTGCGCTATTTGTTAATTCAGCGGCACTTGTGTCCACCCATGCATAAGCACCATCCACGCTTACATCCCAATTTCTTGCTCCTTCCATACTTTCAGTCCATCCAGAGCTTTCTTTATTACTTATATCCCTTGTACTCATATTAACATTTAATGTGCCACTCTGAGCATAAGCAACAAGAATATTTGAGGAAGCATCCATCACTTTTATGGAACTTCCATTTAAAGCTGTCGTTAAATTTGCCATTTTTCTATTTTTTTAATTAATTAAATTTTTTTGTTTTTACATTTGACTTGCTGTTATATATAATGCTGCAATAGTTACACTTGTTACCCCTGAATAAGTAATTGCAATCTCTCCATTTCCATCATTAAAAGCTGATGGCTTAAATGGGCCAATAAATGCTTCAGCGGCAGCTTCAATTGCTATACTTGCATTAGCTTTTGTTAAATCCCCATAAATACTTGAATCCACACTTGTAGTTTGGGCTGCTATAGTTACTGTAATTGTGCTTTCGTTACCATTTTTAATATGCAAAAAGGTACTTCCGCCATTATCAGCAGTATCTCCATCACCACCAGCGGCCGAATAAGTTACGCTACCCCCTGCTTCAGTTATCTGTTGAATCGTTAGCTCCGCCATCTTCTTCTATTTTTTTAGTTTTTTTTATTTTTTTCTTTGGAGCAACAATATGCTCTCCATCTATTAATTCTTCTAATTCGGATTCTCTGGTAATTATTACAAATATCCCTTTTGTAATAATCTTACCATGTCTTTTACTATTCCAATCCTTTATTAATTTATGCCTTTGTTTTTTCATGAGTTTATTAATCTAATTTTAAAATTCAATGATTTTACATAAACGCCATTATTGTCATCATTTACATCAAAATCATCACTATAACTTAAATACTGTATCCCTTGTATATTTAGCCCTCCATAAGTACCATCCTTTCTATCTAATGCTGTTCTAACTTTATCCGCTAAATCTGATGCCTGAGTATATGTTTGGCTATAACATAAAATAAGAACGGCATTCTCATCCAATGGGCTTACTCCATCCTTTGTGTCTGTTGGGCTATCTCCTGTTACTGTATAAACAATAAAAGGAAATGCACTTTTTTGCGTTGCAACATTAGGATAGATTCTTGATCCTACTAAGTCAAAAACATCACCACTTCCACTATTGTATAAAATATTATATATTGCTAATCCTATTTTCATCTTAGTATCCTAATGTTCCATATTTCTGCATTCTCTTTTCATGCCTTTTTATTGCCTTTGCCGCTATCTCGGTTGCTTCTTTAAATGCTTTTTGAGTCATTGGTATTTTATTATTATCCCAAGCTGGTTGCATATATTTTTGAGCTTTCCCCTTCCCTTTCCCAAAAAACATAACCTCATCTCCATATTCTATCCAAGCTCCATAATATCCTGATTTTCCACCGCTTTTATATGCACCTTTTACTCTCGGCCCTAAATATAAGCCCATAAAGTTTTTAGTTTTTCTTGTTGTAAAAAACCCCAAGCTATTTTTTAATCGACCTGTTTTTTTAGGAACTTTACTTTTAGCTTCTTCCAAAGCATCTTTACCTACTTTACGCCAAAGAGCTTTCCATAGATTATGTTGTTTTATCTGCTTGGGTAAATCTCTAAACATTTCAGAAATCTCCTTTGCTCCTAATAATTTTATATTTGATTTAGCTATCTGCTCCATTAATCCTTCTCCTCTGTTATTATTTTCAAAAATCTTTCTCTACCTTCTATTTGCTCTACATTATGAAGATAGTAATATTTTGCTACTCCTTCGGAAGTAAATTTTATTCTATGCGACATGGTAGCAGCCCCAGAACCATTTAAAAAACTATCTAAATCTAAATTCCTAATATAAAAATTTACCTTCGTTGTTGCAGTTATTTTATCAGTTTCATTTGTTTCACTTCCTCCAACCCATTCCACCTTAGCCCAAACTGTTCTTACTTCTATCCAAGTATCTATCGCTACTTCTCCATAATTATTAATGCTAACAGTAGGTTGTTCAATAATTATTCTTCTATCAAGTTCGCCAATTAGCATACTGTTTGCACCTTAAATTGCTCTAATAAATACTGAGCCGATTTTGGCAGCTCAGTTGCTATTCTACCTACTATTACCTCTTGGCGATTCTCATACCAATTCCCAACTATTAAAAGCACCGCTTCCCTTATTCCCTCTGGCACATCACTTGCAGCAGATCCATATCCTACTACATATTTGCAATTTACCGCATTAATTCTATCTGCTAATGATGGGAAAGATTGATTAGGTTTTAAACCAATTCGTGCTGGTTGATGATTAATGTCAGAAAGCCAAACAGAAGTGGCTAATGTTTGCTCACTATTATTACTATCATAATATTTTATATGGGTAATGCTACTAACTTTACTTTTAAATAAAGTAGCTATATCATTCCAATTATCTCCATGCTGAGTTATGGTAGTATTAATAAAATATCTATTGGTAAATATTTGAGCAGATTCTGTTGCTGCACTTACCAGATTGTCTATATAAGTATCATCCGCACTTGTATCCACCTTTAAATGTGTTTTAGCTTCGGCAGTTGTTAATATTGCCGTTGTAGCCGCTATATCTACTGCATAACTCCTTGCCATATCTTTTTAGTTTAAAAAAAGGGGCGGCAGTAATTCCACCACCCCTTAAATTATTAATTTCTAACTATTATGCTGTCAAACTTGTAAATGTAGTAAATGCTCCAGGTTGTGCAACTTGGAAATCTACTAAATTATTCAACACCAATCTAATTTGAGCATCTGCTGCATTGGTATAAGGGTCAACTATAATGTCAATTCCACCAAAAAATCCTACATACAAATTGTTCCATGCTCCGAAGTATCCATCACCACTTGTCCCTGCAGATTTCGTACAACCATTTGTAAAGTGAATAGGATAACCATTAATCATTTGCTGATTGTAATTCATTCCACTCATTGCAGGTGTAACACTTGCAACCTGTGCTGAAATTTTCAACTGAGCCAATAATTCGGGTGAACATACATAAGCCAAATTACCCTGCATTCCCTGTGCTACTGCATTTGTTGCTTCTGCTTCAACTAAATCAGACAAAACACTTGATCCACTTACAAAAGTAGATGCTTCTGTAAAGGTATTTATATTTGATGTTGCTCCTAATGAAGTTGGTGCATTTGTAACTGTTGTTGTGCCAAAAATCGCTGCATCTAATGCTTGTGCAGTTGCTTTCCCTAAATCACTCATAACTGCTGATTCTGCTCCGCCACCATTTTGTGCAAGTAATTCTTTTGATACATTCACATACGATGTAATTCTACTTGGTGATAATGTAACACTTGTGAAAACAGTACCGCCATCTGCTGCTGTTGAATTTTCAGCTGATGCCCATGCTACTGTTTGCGCTCCTGTAACGGGTATTCTTGCATCTGACATTAAACCTGTTAAGATAGTGCAACCTGCTCTATCGTAAACACTTTCCTCTCTTAAAGCTCCTACATATGCTTGAACAGAAGTTCCTGCAATATTACTTGTAACATTGGCTCTTTTTTCCATCATTGAAGATGGTATGCCAATTCCACTAATAGATTTGCCAACACCTCTTGCTTCAATATTTGCTTCTTGTTGTACTTCTGCTTCAATACCATCTAAATTTCCGCCAAGCACACCTCTAATGTGTTTAAAAAAGGAATACTTAGAAATATCTTCATTTGAATTTTTAACAACTGTGCCACTTAGTTTAGCTGATTCTCTCAATGATTTTTCAATCTTCTCAGCTCTTTCAATTTTGGAAGCATAATCATCTGCCTTTGCCAATAAAGCATCCACAGCTGCATTTTCTTCCTCTGTTAAATCACGATTTTCCTCAGCTTCAGCAGTTTTCTGGATTACTTCCAATTCTCCTAAAGTTTCAGAACGCAATTCTTTAAGTTCTATACTTTTCATTTTTCTTTAATTTTAAATTATTTACTTCGTTTTTT